GAAAAAGAATTAAAGAAACGAAATACCAACGAAATTAATGAAGCAGTAATTACTTCGGTAATTGCTGCTATCATGACATCTAATGCGGTTATCGGTTTTATATCAAAATATTCAGCTAAATTATTTAAACTATTAAAATTAGACAAAGCTGAAGATGTCGCAGAAAAAATACATCATTGGGCTCATGATAACGAAAAAGCATTCCAAACCCCAATCAAACGAATTTTAAAATTCTTCCTTAAAGACGAAACAACGATAGAATTATTAACTAAAGCTATATATGCGTTAGTAGTTGGCGGTATGGCCGGACAATATGGTGTAGCTGCGGTAAATAAATTAAGTCAGTCGGAGTGGTTTTCAAGCGCAATATCAGCATTGAAGACAGTAGCCAAAGCGGAAGAATCTATAGTAACTGCATATCCGGTTGTAAAAGCACTTAAAGCTGTATAATTAGAGTATAACTTTAAAAAAGACTTGTTTAATTGTTACGAAATATTTATATTAAAAGAAAAAAGGATAGTTATGTCATTTTGGAAAACAATTAAATCATTTTTTGTTCAACGAGTAGACACTGTAATTACAGAAGAAACGCCAAACACTACGATAGTAGATGAACAAGCGTATTGGTCTGTAGTTTCTGACATTGACCCTAATAAACCAGATAAATATAAAGCTACTCCAGCTATCGTTGAAAAAACATTTAATGATATGATGGAAACGGCTAAAGAAAAATCTAAGGCTGTTAAGAAAAGGACTACACGTAAAAAAGTAGCGAAAAAAACAGCTAAAAAGAAAGTGTCTAAATAATGTCAGGTGCTCCTAAAAAGAGTTTAAAAGAAATAATAAGAGACGAGTATATTAAATGTGCTAATGACCCAGTACATTTTATGAGAAAGTATTGTGTTATTCAACACCCGATGAAAGGTAAAATATACTTTCAATTATATCCATTTCAGGAACGTACACTAACTTCATTACAAAACAATCGTTTCAATGTAATTCTAAAATCTCGTCAGATGGGTATATCAACCTTAACGGCTGGATATGCTTTATGGTGTATGTTATTTAAGAAAGACTTTAACGTATTAGTAATTGCGACGACGCAAGAAGTTGCTAAAAACTTAGTAACCAAAGTTCGAGTAATGCATGAGAATTTACCGAGTTGGTTGAAAGGAACTACAATTAGTGATAACAAATTAAGTTTATCATTTAAGAATGGTTCACAAATTAAAGCCGTATCTAGTGCTGGTACTGCCGGTCGTTCTGAAGCGTTATCATTATTGATTATTGATGAGGCTGCATTTATTTCTGGAATTAATGAAATTTGGGCTTCTGCTCAATCAACATTATCAACGGGTGGTGGTGCTATTGTATTAAGTACTCCAAACGGTACTGGTAACTTCTTCCATCAAACATGGGCCAAGTCAGAATCAGGAGAATTAGATGATTCAGGTTTAACTTGGAACGGTATACGTTTAAAATGGGACTTGCATCCAGAACGTAATTATACATGGCGTGAACAACAAACTGCATTATTAGGTGATAAGATGGCAGCACAGGAATGTGATTGCGACTTTATTACCTCAGGTCATACAGTAATTGATGGTCCATTAATTGAATGGTACAAACAAACGTATGTAGATAATAACCCGCCACTTGAAAAAAGAGGACCGGGTGGAGATTTATGGATTTGGGACTATCCAAATTATAGTAAGTCATATGTACTAGTTGCGGACGTTGCGCGTGGAGATGGTAGTGACTTTTCAGCATTTCATGTTATAGAATTAGAATCATTAAAACAAGTTGCTGAATATAAAGGTAAAATAGGTACTACCGAATACGGTAACATGTTAATGAACATAGCTACAGAATATAACAATGCATTGCTAGTAGTAGAAAATGCAAATATAGGTTGGGCCGCTATACAAGTAATTATTGATAGAGGTTATGCTAATTTATATTATAGTTATAAACAAGATGGTTATTTAGATGATAATATTCATTTACGTAGAAACTATGACTTAAAAGATAAAAGTCAAATGGTTCCAGGTTTTTCAACCAATATGAAAACTAGACCATTATTAATTTCTAAATTGGAAACATACTTTAGAGAAAAATCCCCAGTAATACATAGTATAAGGCTCGTAGAAGAACTTAAAGTATTTATTTGGAATGGTTCAAGGGCAGAGGCGCAGCATGGCTATAACGATGACTTAGTTATGTCATTTGCAATTGGACTATGGGTAAGGGATACAGCACTTAAATTAAGACAACAAGGTATTGACTTAACTAAACGTGCTTTAGGACATATAAATAAAAATCAAAACGTGTATAATACACGAACAGCAAATCCGGTTGCAGCGCAACAAAGACAAATGCGTTTGCAAAATGGTAAAACAGAAGACCTGAATTGGCTTTTCTAATAATTATATATAAAGGCATATGGCAGATACATCATTACAGTCAAGATTAAAACGATTATTTTCCAATCAAGTATTCGTACGAAGAATTGGTAAAGACCGTCTTAAGGTAGTTGACACTAGCAGATTGCAATCAACAGGTAACGTAAATCAAACGCGTTATGTTGACCGTTTCGCTGGTGTGCATACTTATAGAAGCTTTGGTACAAATACCTATAACGCAGCATATAATTTCCATTCAAGTAAATTACAACTTTACGCTGATTATGAAGCAATGGATTTAGATGCGATACTATCATCGGCATTAGATATTTATGCGGATGAAGTTACGGTAAAAGCAGAAAGTGGAGAATTATTAGTTATTAAGTCAGAAAATGACCAAATTAAAAAAATTCTTTATAACTTATTTTATGATATTTTAAATGTAGATTATAATTTATGGCCTTGGACACGTAATTTAGCTAAGTATGGAGATTTTTATTTACATTTAGATATAGAAGAAAATATCGGTATCGTAAATGTAACTCCGATGTCAGCATATGAAATTAGACGTGAAGAAGGATTTGACCCTAATAATCCATATGCAACAAGATTCGTATATGAAGGTTCACATAAAACATATGCTAATTCTACAAAACAAACTTTCGAAGCATATGAAATAGCACATTTCCGTTTATTATCAGATACTAACTTTTTACCGTACGGTAGAAGTATGATAGAAGCTGCTCGTAAAATATTTAAGCAGTTAGTATTAATGGAAGATGCGATGTTAATTCAACGTATCATGCGTGCTCCGGAACGTCGTATTTTTAAAATTGACGTAGGTAATATTCCTCCACACGAAGTAGACCAACACATACAAAATATTATTTCTAAAATGAAAAAGGTTCCATTTGTTGACCAAGCAACTGGAGAATATAATTTAGAATATAACATGCAAAACATGTTAGAAGATTTCTATTTACCTGTACGTGGTGGAGATAGTGGTACTACTATTGAAAACTTACCTGGATTAGGTAATGAAGGACAAATAGAAGATATCGAATACTTACGTAATAAGATGATGGCAGCTTTAAAAATACCTAAAGCTTTCTTAGGATATGACGAAGGTGTTGAAGGTAAGTCAACATTAGCTGCTGAAGATATTCGTTTCGCTAGAACGATTGAACGTGTACAACGTATAATTACAGCCGAATTAACAAAGATGGCTATTGTACATTTATATGCACAAGGTTTTAAAGACGAAGATTTAATTAATTTTGAAATTCAATTAACATCGCCTAGTATAATTTACGAAAAACAAAAGGTAGATTTATTAACAACTAAAATGGCGTTGGCTAAGGATATGATAGATAGTACATTGTTTAGTAGAAAACATGTTTACGAATCTATCTTTGGATTGACAACTGATGAATGGAAACAAGAAGAAACATTAATCATCGAAGACGCTAAAACAGCGTTCAGAATAGAACAAATTAAATCGGAAGGTAATGACCCAGCTAAAACAAATATGAGTTTTGGTACTCCGCATGATATTGCATCGATGCATATTGCCAATAAATTATATGACCCAAGAACAAAAGAAAATGTAGCAGGTCCAGGACGTCCTAAAGAATCTGGTACAATGGGTAAACATAAAGATGACTTTGGTCGTGACCCGATTGCATCTAAAGAATTAACTTCTACATTTAAAGCAGATGTTAGTGCGGATGCTCCTAAGTATAGAGGCGGTAGTCCACTAAGTATAGAATCGAAAGAACGTAAATCATTTATTGCTAGTTTAGGCGGTATAAAAAATAAGGCTATTACAACGTCTCTATTAAAAGAAGATGTTGACTTAGATAAAGGTACATTCTTAGACGAAACAAAATTAGATGAAATTAACAATATCTAATATTTAATATAAAAGGTAAAAATGGAAGCTAACTTCATGAAACCATTGAAGCATAACAAAGTTAAAAATACAGGCATTCTATTCGAACTACTTGTGAGAAAAGTAGCTTCGGAGATAATGAATAACACTAATTCGAAAGCGTTGCCTGTTATAAAAAAATTCTTTAAGGAAGGAACGTCGTTATCTGCTGAATTAAAATTATACAAAACTTTATTAGACGAAAAATTTACACAATCTGATAAAGCAGATAAATTTGTTTCGGCTGTAGTAACAGCGCGCCATAAAATTAACGAAGATGCATTGCGCAAAGAAAAATATGCGTTAATACGAGAAATTAAAAATCGTTTTGAATTAGAAGAGTTTTTTAAAGCACGTGTAAACAACTATACAGAGTTAGCGTCTATTTATAAAATATTTGAATATGCCGAATCAGAAAATCCAGCTGATATCATTAGAAGCAAGGATACAATTATAGAGCATGTAACAAATATTAAATCTACAACAGATAAAAAAGTTGTAAACGAAGACATTACAAAAGAAGATAAAGAAATAAGAATTTTAGCTTCTAAGTTAATGATTGATAAATTCAATCAAAAATACAAAGCTTTAACATCAGACCAAAAAGCTTTATTACGTGAATATGTAAATAGTATTACAGATTCACCTGCATTAAAAACTTTCATTGAGAAACGTATACCAACAATCAAAAATGAATTAAAAACATTATCTAAGAAAATTGATAATAAAGTAACTGCTATTAAATTAAATGAAGTTACTAACATGTTGGATAAAATTAGTTCGGCAAAAGTAATTAAAGAATCACATGTACTATCTCTACTACGTTACTATGAATTGATAGGCGAAATAAAAAAGGTAATCTAATGGCAAACTTAAAAGACTTATTAGAAGAATTTGATAAGATATCTGATAAAGAAGCGAAAGCATCTTTTAGCAAATTAAAAGATAAAGATATCGATAATGACGGTAAAGTAGATAAAGAAGATTCTTACCTACATAAAAAATTAGGTACAGTTGCTTTAAAGACTGAAGAAGAAGAACTTGATGAAATGTCAACTACCGGCGGCGTAGAAGGATATACAACTCCATTCGCATTTGGAGCAGCTGATGATGAAACATTAGACCAAGCCGGATACAAAAAAGTTAAAACTAAAAAAGACGAATCTGTATATAAGCAAATGATGAATCAATTATTTGAAATGCGTTATTCAGATTATAAAAATGATACAAGTGCATCTCCTAAGACTAAAGTAAATAAAGGTATTTCAGAAGTTAATAGAATGTTAGGTGAAATTGAAAAAATTGTACACCGTAATATTAGATTAAAAACAGAGATGGGAGTTAATAGCAGTGATTATTGGAAAAACACTTCTAAAAACTTTAGCAAGATATCAGAACGTTTAGTTAGGATAAATAATAAGTTAAAAGAATTATCACAATAATATGAGTATACCTAGAAATAGAACGTGGTCGCAGTTTACTAAAGACCCTAAAAATAAGGACTTAACTTTAGTAGAACAAAAGAAACGCTATAAGTTAGAACAACAAAGATGGCAACAACATGAGTCATTTATAAATTCTGGCTTATATAAGATTAGATAACTTATATTTATATAAAAGAGATAACAATGAATAAAAGATTATTAGTAGATTATGTACCATTTGAAGTATCGGCTCAAGCAATTAATGAGTCGCTTGCTACTAACAATGGTCGATTAATTGTAAAAGGTACATTGCAAAGAGCAAATGCACCTAACCAAAATAATCGTATATACGAACGTAAGTTGTTAGAACGTGAAGCGGCTAAGTACGCAAAACACTTCATCGGCGAACGTAGAGCATTAGGTGAATTAGACCATCCGGATAGTTCGGTAGTTAACTTAAATAACGTTTCTCACAATGTATTAGAAATGCATTGGCAAGGAAATGATTTAATTGGTACAGTAGAAATTTTATCTACGCCATCTGGAAACATTTTAAAAGAACTATTTAAGTCAGGAATTAAATTAGGTATTAGTTCAAGAGGTTTAGGTTCGGTGAATGAAAATTCAGATGGTACATTACAAGTACAAGAAGATTTCGAATTAATTGCTTTTGATTTCGTAAGTAATCCATCAACACATGGCGCATTTTTATATCCATCAAAAATGAATGAAAGTGTTAACAAAGCTGTTAATGGTAAATTTAACCGTGTTGATAAATTAATTTTAGATATTATAAAGGAGTTCTAATATGGCACTATTAGATTTAAAAAGTATATTAGGTCCAATTAATACAATTGGTAAAAAGACTACCGGTTATTTTGTAAAAGGAGCTCAAGACTTATTTGGTAATCCTGGTACAACCGGACCAAAAGTAAATGACCAATCATTACAGTCACGTTTAGGTTACGGCCCGACGAGACCAAAAAAATATAAACCATAAGGAGTAACGATG